GAGAATTGTAACTGTTGCATACTTGCCATTGCTAAAACCAGAATCACTACTTGTAAAAGATTTAATTGATCCAAAAGCAAGTGTAGGTTCTGTAATTACACCTTCTTGATCTACTTCAAACCCTGTGGCATTTGCTACTGTACAAGTAAATTCTGGTGTAGGTACAGCAGGTGTTGTATATGATAGGTAGAATGGACTACGTGCGTTTATTTTACTCATTGTGTAAATTGTATTAAATCGTCTATGTCAAGTGCAAACTTATCTACAAGTGCGTTAGGTAGCTTGTCAAAGTTTTGTTCAAATGGTTTAGTAAAAAAGAAACTTGCTTTAATACCTTTTTCAAATATGCTTTTAGCTAATACATAGCCAATGCTTTTATAGTTGCCTTTTTTAAATCTGCCTTTTTCATCCCTTAATCTAATGTTCTTTGCTTTTGCCCATTCTGCTAACGGTTGTGATGGTGGTCTTTTGTTGGTGTAACTAAACCTACTTTGACTGCTTTGTTTATATGTAGATTTTGCACCTCGTACACCTTCGTCTACAAAAGCACCGTATTCTGACATATAAAATTCTAAACTAAAACTGTTAGGGTTTACCTTTAAGTCATAACCTAAACTGCCATACAAATCAGATGTTACATTCTTTTTTTTGCGTGTAAGGTTTGCCCTTGATTGTTTTATAACATTCTTTGCAAATATGTCTAATGCTTGTAAGGTTTGTTTATAATCCATTAGCTGCAAATTGTCATATCGTTTTGTGTAATCACATCAAAGGTTGCTGTCCAACCTGCTAACTTGTTTTCAAACCTATCTACAAAAGGTTCACAGCTTACATCACCATCTATTTGATATAACTGTGTGTATAGATCACCACGTTGTAACTCGTTTATTACCCTTGTAAGAACTGCTAATTGTGTGTTAAGTACATCTTGTTCGTTGTCGTTACCCACAAACTTGTCTGTAGTTTCAGCTTTGCTTATATCTACAATGTCCATAGCTACTACCGACATATTAAAAGTAGTTGTCTTTGTGCCTACCGTTGCGTTGTTTACTATAATGTGTGATAACGGAAATATTGTTTGTTTGTCTAAATCAATATCTGCCAAGTTGCCAAAGGTAACTGTCTTTACAAATGGCTCACCTGCAAATGCTGTTTTTAGTTGCGTTGTAACATTGTAAAAACCTTTCATTTCTTATTTATTAGTTTACGTTCTAATTCGTTTTTTTCTTTTTCAAATGCCAAATAAACAAAAGCTGTATGTGCTTTTAGTTTGGTAACCTCGTCAAACTTGGTAACATCGCCTTTAGCCAAACCATACACTGACTGCATCCAACCCCACTTTGATCCAAAATTTGCTGTTGTTCCGTAGTCAGGTTCTCCTCCATTTCCCTGCTCAAATAGTTCAGGGTAGTTTGTAGCAACTCGTTGTTTAAATTGTAAAAAAAAACCAAGCAACCCATTACAACATCTAAAGGCATTTGTTTAAATGCTTCTGCGTGTTTACTACCTTCGTAATCTTCTATCTGGTATCTGTTATCTTTTTTGACTGTAACCTGTCTGTATAAAACACTCATTGCTTTGTGCATAGTTTGCCAATCGCTTAATGTGTTATCAAGGTCTATATATTCCCCTAACGTCATATCATCCAGCTTTGGTATAAAGCCATAGGTAACACCATTTAAATCAAACGTAGGTATTAGTTTTGGCTCTTGGTCAAACATTACGTTAAGGTCATTTATAATCTGCTGAACATAGGTAAATTTAATCTTTGCAATATCCTTTAAATCAAGGTTGCAAAATATTTCAACCATTTTATGCAGCAAGAAGCTAGTGTTAGAATTATCATCCGTATTGATAGCTTCAAACTTTTGGTATTGTTCTAACGTAATATCGTTTAATGATTGTGGTACTAAAATATCAATCTTCATATTAATACAATAAGATTTGCTAATTTATGTATAAAAAGAAAGGGGCAACATTACTGCAACCCCTAACTAAAACAAACCAAATGAAAAACTATTTAAACGTATTATACATATATGCGTACAAGTCATCTATTTTATTACCAAGCTGCATACTGCTTTGCTTGTATTCTTCTGTACCTTGTTGTATGTTCTTTTGTATGTTTAGATTTATTCTGCATTTAGGTGAATCACCCCTTTTAGTAGGTTTTACCTCAACAAAGTATCCGTTATCCCAGCACCACTTCCTGTGTATCCAAGGTCTAAAAAAGTCTTGATCTAAAGCCATATCCAAAAAACAAGTTTAACAAATGCAAATATACCTACATAGGCTGCACCCATAAATATAAACATTTCTTTTGTAGCTTTCTTTAAAGCCCTTTTGTTTTCTTTAGATGTAATTTGTTTTACCATCTTGTATTCGTAACTGTCTTGTATTCGTTTCATATTATTGTATTTAAAAAGGGGCATTGCTGCCCCCTGTTGTTTTAAAATTTAAAGTTTAAGTATGATTTATTTAACCTTGCAATCCTTTCGTTTTTATTTTCCCCTTCAATAGTATAATCCCCTACTATTTCACATATTAATTGATAATGTAAATCAGATTTTTCATTTAAATTAAGATCAAATTCTTCAAAAGTTTTTTTAACCTCTATTTGTAAATTGGGTTTTAATCCCCTCATTTCGTGTCTGTATTCGTGATTCCAAAAGTTAGTATTTAAATTTTCCATTGTGTTATTGTTTTATGATGTAAATATATAACTTTTTTTTTAATTAACAAATAATAAACAAAATATTTTTAATAAATGTGATATTCGCCTTTGTGTGGGTTGCTTATTGTATCTGTTAATACATATCGTGCTGCGTCTATGCAGTCTGGGTGTTCACCTGTTGGTTTAGGTAGTGTGTTGCCATCTTTATCTGTTGCCCATACATATCCTTGTAATTCACGTTTTAGGTTCTTACTTCTGCTGGTTATGTATATTTCGTTTTGGTTTATAAGGTTAATTCCAAAGTTAACACTATCCCTTCCTTTTGTACAGGGGTAGATGTTATGCCCATCCCTTCGCAAGGTTTCTATGCTCTTGGGTTCTGCTTGGTCTGCAATGATATTTTCCGTAATGTTATTCTGTCTTAAAAATAAACTAACATCCCTTAAAACAGTATTAGATTTATAAAACACCTCATCAAATATATAAGCATCATTATATTTGTAAAGTGAAATAATTGTAGTAGGATCGGTATAACCAAAATCCATACCGTGTGCTAATAATCTTGCTTCTTGTGGTACTGTGTCTATTTGTTTCCAATCAGGAATACAAACACCTTCTAAACTACCTACCTCACCATCTAAATAAACTCTGCACCAATTCTTCCAATAGGTTGATGTTTTAGCTTTTTGTCTTGCTTTTAATAGTTCTTTTATTATGCTTTCAGGTAAGCTGTCGTTATCTTTATAAGTAAGCGTTATAAAGTCTGTATCAGGTTGTCCTATCAGTTCCTTATCTACCCAAAACAAACTTGTAGGGTTGTAGTCTAACCATATAGTTCCAGATGTTCTAATAGCAAGTTCTTGATAAGCATCAAACCCTGATATAGTATTACTTTCATTTATAAATAGTAAATCCCTTCTTGCCCCTCTTAACTTACTACTGTCATCTGTGCTAAAAAACTCTATGTAGCTTCCGTTAGTAAAGGTGTACTTCATTAAAGACTTGTTGTGCTGACTTTCTTTGTATCTGTTTAGTCCTTTAATTATTTGGATAAAATCTTTGTATGCACCCCTTCTTAAAGCAGGTACAGTTCCTGTAACTACAGATATAGATAAACCATTGTTTCGTATAGCATAGTCTATTAGAATCAATAATATGCAGATAGTCTTACCTGCACTACTACCACCCCTAACGATTCTTATACGTTGGTTTAAGTTCCTTAACTTTTCAAGTGCTTTTGTTTTCTTTACTCGCATAAAGGTTGCAGAATAGCGTTTAGGTTATCGCTAATCTACAAAAAGGGGTAAGTCTTCGTTTATGGTAATGTCTTTTGTTTCACGTGGTTTACCTGCATAGTAATTATAAAACAACTGTACGTATTTAAAATCACCTCGCTTTAAACCTTCCAATAATGCTTCGTGTGCTAACGGTTCAAGTGGGGTTAGTTTTTCTATTAACTCAACCTCTACTGCTTTAGGTTTACGTCCTGCATTTTTATTTCCACCGTTAAACTTTCTTTTATCCATAATCAAAAAAATTCATTATTGATTTATATAACAATAAAAAAAACTAATCTTTGTTAAAATAGCCTTTGTTGTGCTTTGTGTTGTTCTATTCTTTTCATTGCTGCTTCATAGTATTCTTTATCTAATTCACAAGCTGTTAAATCATATCCTAAATTATGACAAGCTATTGCTATACTTGCGCTGCCTAAGTGTGTATCAAGTATTTTATCTCCTTTTTTCGCATAGTTCATAAGCAACCATTCATATAACTTGACAGGTTTTTGTGTTGGGTGTATCTTTGCATCACAATCATTTATATATGCATCTGCCCTACTATATTGGAACACTTTAAAAGTTTTTAAATTTGTTTTTGCTAATTCGCCTTGTTTAAATGAGCCATTATCCCCTTTATACCAAACAATTACACCAGTTTCATTTAAAGCATAAAAATAATTACCACCCCAAACAATATAATTTTTACTAACTCTTTTTAATTCGTTCCAATATTTTTGTTTTGGTTTTTCATAATCCCAATTAGTATTTTTATATTTTTTATATTTTCCTCGTTTACCAATTTTTAAATCTTTTGACAACCTATTTTGCCTTTTATCAGCAACAATTCCATAAGGAGGATCAACAATAGCAAGGTCAAAGTAATTATCTTCATACCTTGCCATAAGTTCTATATTATCTTCGTTTGTTATAGTCATCTATTCTTTGTTAAAAAAGAAAGCGATTAATAGTGCTGCAATAGCTGTTAAATAAAAGATAGTTATGTATTCAAACATTTAAAAACTTCTTTAAGTTTCTATAGCGTTGGCTTATATCCCTGTGTTCTAATAACAACCTTGTGTACTTTTTTCTGTAGTACATTTCAGCGTTCAGTAACTTTTGTGTGTGTCTTAATTTCTTGCCTGTTTGTTTGCGTATTTTAGCATCAAGTTTAGTAAACAGTTCCAAGTAGTTTTGTTCGTATTCTAACAGCACAGTATTAAATAGCTGAATACCGTGTAATACTGTAGCGTGATTCTTATTTACGGTTTTGCCAATATCACTTAAAGGTTGTTGTGTGTGTATCCTACATAGCTTAAAGTAAACTGCTCTGGTATATACTATATCCCTTTTACGTGTTTTAGTGTTTAATGTGTTGTTTGTTTCTTGCTCTACTAATGTTTTAATTTCTTGTGTTGTCATATTTCAAATTGTTCTTTTATTGCTTTTTGTATCCCTGCACAGGCTTCGTATTCTTCGTGCTGTTCGTACATTTTCATTGTTTCATACATTTCTTGATAACTTGCACCGTTGCTAATATCAAGTAATGCCATAAGGTAAAATTCTTTTATTTGTTTATTATTCAAAACATTGTTAATTGTACTCTTGGTTTATAATTAGAATCATATCTATTGTTATTGCCTTTTGGATATGGTTTAACTTCGTATTTTAATTGTTTAATCATTTGTTTCTTTTGTTTTTTGCTTCCTAATAAAAAGAAATATCTGTGTTTTTGTGGTCTATCAACCATATATACATTTTCTTCTCCAAACTTTTGCTTTAATAATTTAACTTTATCTATATGACCATTTTTATCACTTCTACCTACCATATCTAAAATAGATGCACTGTGTTTATGTTCATATCCTTTTACCATATAATCACTAAATTTTACACTTAAACCTGTATAAATCCAGTTAGTAGCTTGGTAAATATATCCGTGATGACTCATTGATGTATCAGCATAAGAAACTATAACTTTAGGTTTTGGTATTTTTTTTAATGTTTGTGAAACAAAAAAAGATAATGTGTTTTTTTTTAAATTATTATTTACACA